CCTACGGAAGAGGAAGAGTCTACTGAGGAAACTCAAGACGAATCATTGGAAGAGGAATCTGAGGAAGAATCTGAGGAATCTGATGAAGTTGAAGAAGATGACGAAGAGGAAGCCGAAGAGTCTGACGAAGAAGAGGAGGAAGAAGAAGAGCCTCTATTTACTGTCACCGCAAACGGTGAAGAGATAGAAGTCACCTACGACGAACTTCTCAAGGGATATTCCCGACAATCAGACTATACCCGAAAAACTCAAGAACTTTCTAGTTTAAGACAAGAGTATGAAAGGGGCGCACAACAGTATGCCCAATCACTCCCTGAATTAGAGAACTTGAAGCAGCAGTATTCGCAGGCTTTAGGAAGTATGATTTCTGATTCTATGGCCGGACTTGAGCGTTTTAATATAGATTGGAGCGCACTTAGGGAGGAAGACAGGGAAGAGTATCTCGTAAAAAGAGAAGAATATCGTGAGGCGCAGGATCAGATAAGGGGCTTTCAAGAAAGGAAGGCCGCAGAAGATCAGTCGCTACAAGCGGAATCCCAAAGGAGCTACCAGAATTTAGTGGTGCAAGAACACCAGAGGATGACGGAACAGGTTCCAGAATGGGCTGAAAAAGAATCACGATCTAAACTGTCTTCTGATATAAAAAATTATGCATCTTCTAAGGGGTTCACAGAGCAGGAGTTATCCTCTCTGGTAGATCATAGATACTTACTCACCTTAATGAAGGCGATGAAGTATGATGGTTTGCAAGAATCTGACATAAAAGCAAAGAAGGTAAAGAATAAGCCCAAAGTTATTAGGTCTGGAAAGGGAAAAGAAAAAACTAACGATTCCAAGAGGAAGCAGGCTGCAAAAATGAAACGTCTTCAACAAACTGGCAGAGTCGATGATGCTGCCCTTTTGATGGAGGATTTTGTAAACTTATAACATGAGGATATAATCATGGCAGTACCAACAAATACACGCACGACTTATGGTGCTGTAGGTGTTCGTGAAGACCTCTCCAATGTTATCTACAATATCTCACCGACCGATACTCCGTTTGTAAACGGTGCTGGCCGATCTTCCGCTTCAGGTACATACTTTGAGTGGGAGACTGATGTTCTGGCCGCAGCCGCTGATAACTTTCAGGCTGAAGGTGACGATTTAGCGTCTACGGCTGTTGTTGAGCCAAGTCGGGTAGGTAACTATATGCAGATTTCTGCTAAAGCGATCCAGAGTTCTGGAACCGCATTGGCAGTAGATTTTGCAGGCAGAAAGTCTACGCAAGCCTATAGAATGGCTAAAGCCGCCAAAGAGTTAAAGCGTGACATGGAAAAGATGTTGACGCAGAACACCGCAGCCGTTGTAGGTAATAACACGACCGCTGGTACCGGTGGTCAGCCGACTGGTGATACCAGAAAGACTGGCTCCCTTGGTGCTTGGGTTGGTGGAAACTCCCTACATGGTGGCGGGTCACCGGCAGGTGCAGCCTGTGGTGGTGATGGTAATGATGCAACTACTGATGCTGCAACCAAGCGTGTTATCAGTCTAGCCCTGATCAGATCAATGATTCAGAAATTGTTTGTAGCCGGTAGTGATGCCGACACGATCATGGTTGGGCCTTTTAACAAAGAGGCTATTTCACAGTTAGCATCTAGTTCTCAGGTTTCTCCGCTGCGTACAGCGGCAAATG